CATTGGCGTCTGCGCTGATCAGGCATCAGGCAAGACGGAAAGCCTGAAGCGCTTTCTGCGTCACATCCCGCAATGGCGCCGCATGATTACCATTGAGGACGACAGTCCTGAGTTCGGTGATGCTGGGCCACATAACCGCGCGGGATTTCTTTACGCCAGTACGGGGCTCGACCCGATCATGAAGGCGTCGCTGCGTATGCGCGCCAATGAGGTGATTTTCCAAGAGGCGCGTGGTGGCGAGGTTTATTATCTCGCGCTGGCGCGACTGCGTGGCGCACGCATCATGACGTCATGGCACGCTCAGTTCGGCCGCGAATTCGAAGCGTTGGCATCGATGTATCGCCAATCTGAATTCGGTCGCTCCGAAACGCCAGATGAGGTGGAGGCCAAACTGCGACGGTTGATCGATATCATCGTGTGGCAATACCGCGATAGCCGCGCACAGAAGTTCCGCATGGCGCGGATCTGGTTCAGGGGGATGGAAACCGATGCAGCGTAAGAAGCTCGGCTGGCTCTGGGTTCTGGTTATCGGCTCTGTCCTGCTCGGCCTGTCGTTTTTCTGGAGCGCCTTTGCCCAGCCGTGTCCGACGGGCAATCAAGGCTTCCGTGTCACGGCCAGCGGCTTCACCGATCCCGCGGGTCGGCCCTGGTCCATGCGCGGCGTCAATATCGATACGTGGACCGCGATGCCGTTGGTCGACGGCATGCTGCGCAATTATCCAACCCTGACGGCAGTGCGTGGCGTGGCGGTCGCCGATCGGCAAACGCCCGAGTCACTCGACGAGTTGGTATTCACTCTGACCGGACGCGGCATCTTCATCGTGCTGGAGGATCACGGCGACAGTCAGGGCGGCCGTAACATCGATTGGTACGTGGCGGTCGCCAAGCGCTACAAGGACAACCCGCTGGTTGGTCTGGAAACGCCGAACGAGCCGAAGCCGGAAATGACCGGCCAGCCGCAGGCCGACATCATCAACGCGGTCCGCGACGCCGGCTTCACCAATCCGATTGGTATTCAACCGATTGGCGGCTGGGATCAGGCCAACATCCCGGTGGTTCTGGCAGGGGTAAAATCGCGCGACAACCTCTACATCGATATGCACGTCTATTGTGACAGCGGACCGCAATGCGCCACTGGCTGGGCGAACGCGGTTTCCGGTCCGTCCAACGGCCTTTTTCAGGTGGTTGGCGAATTCGGCGACGCGCTGGATGGCTACACCCGCAATCCTTATGGCCTCAACGTCATTACCGCGATCGTCGACGTGGTGAGTCATGGCAAGGCGGGCGGCACATTCTGGCACATCTACCAGGGCCACCCTGACGGTGCGGACTCGGCCTGCGCCGACGGCTCCTGCAATGGCCTGACAATCACCGGCAACATGCTGAAGCCGATACTGGCATCGGGCGGGCAATCGGCCTGTCCCATGAACAAGGTCGCAGGCGCGATCACCACTCCGCAGGCGCAGGCAACACAGGATCAAGCTCAGAGCGAAATCGATAGCCTGACCAAGACGGCTGACGACCTGCTGAGCCAGGTGGGCCAGAGCGTCAGTGATGCGGTGGCTAAGATCCGCCAGCGTCTGACCGGCGCAACGCCAGCCGCCCCACTGCCGCAGGAGGCCCCAGCGGCGCAGGCGTCTGTCCCGGTGGCCAGAAGCCCGCAGGCCGCCGCTGAGGTCTCCCAGACCGCCCAGGCGTCCCCTCCTGTCGTTCAGTCAGCTCCGCTTGCCGCGCGTGTTGCTGCTCAACCTGCCATGCAGGCGTTGCCCGCCGCCCTGCAGGAACTCCAGGCTGCCACGCAAGCGCTGCAAGCGGCGCAGACCAAAGTCGGGAGCGTCGTGCCCACCGAAGGTCAGGCTCCTGCGGTCCAGCCGTCAGCCAATACGGCGCCAACCGAGGTTGGTATTGGCCAACAGCGTCCCGCATTCGGCCAGAAGAAGTGGCGCCATGACAACGATGGCGACGCCGATGACAAATGAGCAGAAACGCTGGGTTGGCATTGGCCTCGTCGGATTAGTGACATGGGAGATGCTGTCTTCGCTGGCCTTGGTCTATGCGCTGCCCGCCATCAAGCAATCGGGCAAGGCGCTGCATTACGGTTGGCTGAGCTGGTTCGGGCACTTTACCGTGCCGCCCCACCCGCTCTACGGCATTTTGCAATATCTCGCGCCCATTCTGCATGGCTCATTGCCGACAGCCACCACGTGGCGGGCGATCGAATTATCCGCCGCGCTGGGCGCATTGGGGATTTTCGTGCTTTATCTGCTCTGGCTCAGGCTGACCTGGGCAGGGAGGTTTCGACGGCGGGGTATCGGTTCTCGGTGAGGATCGCGATCCGCCGAAGATAGAGCGGGCCAACACCGACAATCACGGCCACGCCCAGTTCATGACCAACGCTCGCGCGCGGGAGCTATTCCCCTCCGATGCGGGCAAGATGATCGGCATCCCGCTCGGCGAGCGCCGTCCGTTGTTCGACGAGTGCTTCAATACCTCAGGCATTTCCCTGGAATTCGTCGGAACGCGGATGTTCAAGACCATGCGGGCCATTTCGTCCTTGGCCTTTTGGCATGATTCACGCATCGTGTTCGACCCCGCGCAGGAAATCGCCCCCATGATGTGGCGCTTCCTAACCGCGCAGGGCCAGCGCGTCCTGATCATGAACCCGGACGCTGATCCAAAGGACAGGGACGGCAACCCTTACCCGTGGGCACCATTCATCGCATGCACCAACGTCATAGGCTGGATCGACACAACGGATCCGCTCGCAGCAATGCACATTCACACCATCGCCAGCCTGTTTTTCGAAATGGACAGCATCCAGAAGACGGACAACGGTGAGTTCTTCAGCGGCACCGCAGAGAGCATGTTGGCGGCATTGATTGCTCATACTCTATGGGACGAAGGCAAGCCAGAAGTGATCGTAAAGACCAGCCATCGCTGGCTGTCGATGGATGGTGACGACCATGAGGAAACAGTGATTTACCCGGCTGAGCGGCCGTTCCCACGTAATTTGAGAACGGTGTGCGCGTACCTCTCCTTGCCTGATTATGAGCTTCGCATTGTCCTGAAGTACATTTACGACCACAGCCCATCATCGCTGGCGCGACATTACGCGGGTCCGCTGGTTGACGGGGACCCCAAGACGTTTTCCTCGATTCTGCACACTTGCCATCAGGCTACGCGATGGCTAGCAATTGATGCTCTTGCGGATATGGTCTGCGGCGATGACTTCTCCATCACCGACATCGCAACCGACCCGAACCTTGCCCTATTTATTCAGCCGCCAATGACGGTATGCAACAAGCACAAGGGAATTGTGAGACTGATCTTCGGTGCACTGATGAATGCCAAGATCGTCAACCCAGACGAAACGTTTCCTCTGGTGCTGACTGACGAGAGCTGGTTGATTCGGGTTGAGGCAATCAGGGAGATGATCCTCAATGGCGGCAAATACCACATTGCCTTGCATATGATATGGCAGTCCATCGGTAGCCTTGATCGCGTTTGGGGACGGGATACCAGGAAGGAGTTCTTCGACGGCGCCGCCTGGATTGCCGTGGGGCCGGTTGGAGACGTGGATTCTGCCCGCGAGATATCCGAAGCGTGCGGCACGTTCGGTGCATTGGAACATTCGGCGGGCGACAATACCAGCGTGCAGGCAGGCACTTCGCTCTGGGGCCGTTGGTCAAAGGGAGACAATCAGGGTAGCCACCCAGTCAAGCGCAACGTGCTTTTCCTGCACGAGACGATGCAGGATTTGCATCGCGGTATCCGCTTAATCCTGCGCCTGCCGCAGCCTTTAATCGTCGGCGCCGGTCCCTATTGGGAAATTCCTATTCTTCGGGATATGATTGATCCTAGCCCATACGCCCGCGTCAGGCCGGAGAAAAAGCCATGGTATTGGATCAGCCTATGGAGAGAGAATTCATGACACTCGAGGATCTGTCGAAACTGGTTAGCAGATATGGCGGCTCGCTCACCATCGAACATGCTCACATATCTGCCTCAGGCTTCCTCGCGATAATACAGGAGGTTATGGCACCAAAGGCTGTAGAGGCACCGAAGCGCCGCGGCAGGCCGCCCAAATTGCCATTGCAGCCGACAGCGAAGCGGCGCGGTCGGCCGCCTAAGGCCAAAAAGCCATGAGCGAGCAAAGCGAGAAGCGGGCAGCGGTGCGGCAATATCAACAGCAGCTGATAGAGCGCGGCATTCGGCGGGAAATCCAGATCGGCTACCAGGAGCGCGAGACCGGACGGCAGCAACGCCAGGAGCGCCAGCCAGAGCAGGCGCGCAGGAACGAGAGAGAGCGCTGATCACACGCCAAGAAACAAAAAAGGCCCCGGAGATCATCCGGGGCCGGGAGTATTGTAGGAGGAAACGTACGCTATATGACAGTTCTTCCCGATTCGCGGAACCTATTCAGGAGATGAAGACCGGCTGTCCCGGCAGGGACCCTGCCACGTCGGTGTCATACAGCCCGATGGCGGCGACATAATCGCGCATCGCTATGTAGATCTGCTTCACGTCGTCGACTTCCATCGACCGGACAGTGCCGCCCCGATCCGCGTAGTCGAACGTGGACGTGCCCATCGGCAGGCCGAAACCACAGACTGCATCGCGGGCCACATTGCCGACCTCCGTAAGAGCGACGACATCCACCCTCCAGATCGCGGAAAGCGCGGGATTGCGTTCGCATAGCGTCATCATCCCGGCATCCACCGCCGCCTGGGATTCTGTCTTGATGAACGCTGATGTGACCGGCTCAGGCGTTGGTTCAACGGCTGGCTGGATTGTCGAGAGCGCGTCCCTGAACGACGGGGCGCCGTCGGCCAATGTAATGTCCGCCACGACCGCCGCCACAGCGGTGTTGAACCACGTGACGAAGTTGTCGATCTGGGTTTCCTGCGCCAACCGCCAGCGTGACGTGGCGTCGTAGCGCATCATGTCCGCATTAAGGGCGGAGGCGACCATCGGCGGCTGGAATCTGGTATCGGCAATGGGCGTCAGCATATGCCGCGCGGCGGCGATCATTGCCGTAACCGGTGTCGCCAGATAGTCGGCCGAGGAAAGGGATGATCCGAGGATCGCCTGCACGTAGTCATACCGCAGGCCGGTGCAGCCCGCGTAGCAAAGCTCTGGAGTTGTCTCGAACGAGACGAAGCCGTCGAGATACTCGATATATGTCGCGGCTGATTCAACGCTGGTGCGCGTAGCGACCAACGCAATGGCCGCGACAAGCAACTCGATTGGCACTTGTTCGTCGGTTGCCGTGCTGCGCAGATCGGCGCCGTAGGTATCGAAGATGTCTGTGACGGTCTGTGCCGTCGCCGTGCGCGGGCTTGTCTCGCCGTCTTGCAGCAGTCCGCTGGCGCTGTAGGTCCAAGGCACGCCATCAGCATAACGCAACCCACCAGTGAAGGCGGTGCTGGGAAGCTCTGACCAAGCGCTCATGGCACGGGGCCCGCGAATAAAATTTTATGGCAAATCTTCCCCGGACTGACGTTCTGCCAATTGCCTGTTCCAGCAGTGCTGAGCGAGCCGGTTATGTTCGCGCTCGTGGCGCCCATAAATACGCCGGTCGCCTGCGGGATGCCGTTCGTGGTGGTTTTGACTGTATCAAACTGAGCGTAACCGGCGCCCGCTACAAAGTTGCCGCCAGCTTGAAAGTCAGTGTGGAGATAAGTGTGCGTATGGCCTGGGTCAAAGAGCGGGTGACTGTGTTGCCCGTCCGCCAGTGTCAACGTGTGGCTATGCAAATGGAGTTGCCAATCGCCGATTGCAGTGCCGACAGGTGATGTCTGCCATGGCCCTAGACGAGTGCTGACGGCGCCACTCCCAGAGGGGTTGTTGCTGCCGTACGTCGTCTGACCCTGGACGTCGGGCAGCGCAAAGAAGTTAGCGCCATCGGCTGAGCCGTAGGTCGTGCTGAGGACGGCAAACAGCATTGCATATTGTACGCGCCCCAGCCATCTGCCATCGCAGAACACCCAGCCGGTTGGCGCAGCAACCCCCCAGTAGTCCATGCTGGCACCAATTGGCACACCACCAGCATGCGGATCCAGTGCGGCGCTGGGCGCCCAAAGCACATTGCCGTTGATGTAAGCCAAACGCTCGCCGGGGATCTCGTTATATAGCTGAAGATCCTGGGCGAAGTTCAATCTGTTTGTATTGTTATTGCCTATGGTGTTGCCCACCACGGTATCGCGCGATATCGAATCAGGCGGCCCATAATGCAATGTTCCGACGCCCCACTCGGCCTGCGCGCCGTCATCGGCAAAGTAGAAAACCGCCGAGTTATCTGCATAGGCTTTGCGCCATGTGAGGCGATCTATGCTGGCGCCCGCCAACACGATATTCGGATTTATTCCAGGTGCCTTGCCCACCTCGAGCACATAGTTCTTTAACACTCGATGTGTCCTTACAGCCGCTCAGTGATTCGCGCGCGCCACGACCGTCGGTCAGCGGCAGCATATGGAAAACCAACATCGGCCGTCGCCGTTACGCGACCATAAATAGCATCGAAGCCGATGGTGTCCGCGGCGATATCGGGCACGAACAATGCGTTGTTGCCGCGGTGGCCGGTGGCATTTAACTCCGCCAACTGACCGAGCACTTCGCCTGAGCGGATGCCCATGAACGACAGTTCTGCCCGGCGTCGCCACCAGCGCAGTGTCGGATATTCCTGCCCGCCGCGAGACACCTGTTCGTCGATCTGCGAGTCATACCCAAAGGTCGTATCAAACGCCGGCCCGGTGGCGAGCTGCCAAGCTGGCCCAGCGTAAATCAATGGAATGTTCAGAAACTGATCCGGATTGCCTGGGTCGTCGATTTCGATGACGCAGAAGTCGGCCACCACATCGGCAGCGGCGATGAGGATGGTCTGCCCAAATCCAGGTTCTGGCCCATCGGTTCCGGCGCTGAAAATCGACACCGGTTGGCTTGGCGTGTTGAACAGTGACACGGTCATCGTGGCATTGGACGTCAGGTTGGTGCGAAACAAACCGAACACGCGCCAGGTCGATCGGAGGATCGCTGGTGTAATCGACACCGTGACGTTTTGCGTCACACCGGCGACTGTCTGCCACGCCACCGCGCGTGATCCGCGTTCGTCCTTGACGTTGCCGACCGACATATTCGTCGCCTCGGAATTCGCCGACAGCGCGCTGGTCAGCACATAGTTGTTCCAGGCGAGGATGGTGTTGCTCATACCAGCACTGTGTATGTTACGGTCGCGTCAGCTGCGCGCAACGAGTAGCCGACCACGCGTGCGTTCTGACCGCCGGTAAGTTGTTCGATCGGGTAGGTAATGTGCACCACATCGCCGATCTCCCGACCAAACATTCTACGCGGTAGCGTCACATCGTACAGTCGCCTCGGGGTGCCCCATAACGCGCCCAACTGGTTCGCCGCATCCTGGGCTGCGTTCAGTGTGAGCAGGGGGCCCGGCATTGGCTGGAAATCGTTTGGACGCCGGTATGCCTGTAAAACCGCCGGGTCATACCACGTCGCATAACGATCGGCGGAGCGGACAAACTGTTGCCGTGTGGCTGTGGCTAGCGGACTGATCGTTGAGTTTATGGTATAGTTATGATTGTAACCAACCTTAAATCGGTAGGGCGGCGGGTCAACGGTGGATGGCAACGGTCGACGTGCGAGAAAGATGATCTGTGACGCGTCATAGCTTGCCACCACGGGTTCGTTGGTGATTGCTCGCAGCAACACGACGCGCAGCCGACCATCTCGGGTCGGTATGAGATTCGCGCCAACGGATGCGAGTATGGAATCGATCGCCTGGACGCAGGTCCAGTTCTCGTCTGAGCTGAAATAGACCCCACTGAAGTAACCCGAAAGCGTCTGATCCGCGGCAACGAAACTCTCAGCGTCAATCATCGTATCCGGTAGCGCCATTTCCTCGGTCAGCAAGGCGCTGCACACGGCGAAAATGCTGGAGATCTGTCCCGCCCTGGTAAAGTTGCCAACCACGTCGCAGGTTATCTGACCGACAGGCACGGAGCCGAGTTGGAACAAGCCGCGTGAATTGTCGGTGCGATACATCCCGATCGGGGTGATGCCTGCATAGAGATTAGTGGTGTCGCCAGCCGACTGGAGTGCTCCATCGCCTGAAGCCGTGTGAGCGAATGCGTTCTCGTAGAGGAACTCAACCCGGCCAGGGTTGTCGTTATATTGATATATACGGTTAGTCGGATCTATCAGGACTGGCGTGACATTTTGAATGGGACGGCCAGCGCTCGCTCCGCCGCGTGCCATCGGCTTCGGCTTGCCTGCCAAATCTGGCGTGCCATCTAGGCCGCCTGTCCCGCCGTAGAGATCATTCTGCAGCGGCTTCTCCAGAAAGTATGTGGCGTCCCTGAGCGGTATGGAAAGTCCATCGTCGGTGAGCGACCACGGCGAGGCCAGCCCGGAGAACAGCACCGTCAGATCGCTGTAGCGCGGGTCGGTCAGATACTGTCGTGTTGAATCCCATGTCGTGCGGCCGGTTAGAATGTTGACCGGACGGCCGTCGGAATTCTGCACGCCGATTATTGGGTCGAATTGCCCATTTGGATTGGCCAGCAGGATCGAGCCCCACGCGGCGGCCGCCGAAGTGCGTGACGGATCCAACGTCATGCCCACATCGATCTGATACGCATCGGTGAGCAATGGCGGATAGGCGATCGGGCCGCCTTGGTCGGTCGGCGCCGTGCGATAGCCGATATCCGACGCAAGGATCTTCGTGGTGTTTGCCAACAGTGTTGGGGGGGTGCGCGATAGTGTGCCGTGCGGTCGAACGCCGTGGCCGAAGGTCGCGGTGATGGGCACGTTGCCGCCCTTGTAGGTCTCGACCTCAATCACGACGATATCCGGCTCAGACCCTGCGGCCATGCCGGGACGCGGGCGCGGTCGGCGACGAACCGACGCGCGGGCGAGCACCTTGCCGTGCCCCATCATGTAAGAGTGGTTGGCGGGGATTCTGACCGAGTTGGCCCTGAAGCTGCCGGCACCGCGCAACACCGCAAGCCGCCCCGAGGCGTGGGTTAGCAGCGCGTCCGCCCTGAGCGATCCAGCGCCTGAGAATAGCGCGTGGGCGCGGTTGAACGGCTCCAGCAATTGGCCGTCGGCCCTGAAGGATGCGGATCCCTGCATGGCTGCCCGGACCGACTGCCGCGTGGCGGGGTCCGTAATGATCGTGCCGAGGCCAAGCCGCTGGGAACTGGCGGCACGCGTTAACTGCGCGTTGGCCGACAAGGCACCGGCACCATCTGCCTCGGAGAAGACTCCAGTGCTTCCTGCAAGAGCTATCAGGCCACCGGAGCCGCCCAGCGTCGCTGTGGTCTGACCCACAGGCGCGATAACGGCGGAAAAATGCGGGAACCCCGCGCCGTCAATCTCGGCGCTCGCTGCTTTGACGATGCCAGCGGCCGCGCTGAAGCTGGCAGATGCCGCAAGCTGCACGAGAACGCCAAAGCCAATCGCCGGGCCAAATGTGTCGTCGAACGGATCGTCCCAGGTGTTGCCGGGCAGTGCCACCGCCGCCGATGGCAGGACTGCGGCAACCCAGCGCTCGGCCATTTTGCTCTTGAGCACGCTGGTATAGGGCCGCAGCGCATGCCCAGAGACCTGATCGGCGGTCAGCGCCTGCGTCCAGTAGAACAGGTCGGCGACCGGCCATTGCCATTCAAAGCCCGTCGAGACGTCGCTGCCGAGCACCGAGCGCAACGTAAAGGCAGCAAAGCCCTGCGCGGCGGTGCCGATGAACGTCGTGCCTCCGTCGACATACAACGTGGCTGTTGAGCCAGACACGGTGACCGTGAGCCGATGCCAGCCGGTCAAGGACGATGCCAACAGCGGCGAGCCTGCCGAGAGAAAAGCCAGTTCGGCGGGAACGTGCGTGCGAAATGTGCCCGCCACCGCCGAGACATAGATCGGCATTCTGCCGCTATCATCGGCGACCAGACCTACGCCTTGGACGTTGAAACTGCCAAAGCTCGGATTGGCACCATCGAACCGCACCAGCGCTGAGACAGTGAACGCGGCGGTTGAGGCATCCTTTGGATTAAGGACCAGGCCTGGCGTTGCTGCCGTGCCCGTGGTTCCGGTCACACCGCTGTGCGCCTGACCACCATGGGCGCCACGCTGAACCACCACCGATCCGCGTCTCGTCACTAGGCGCGACGGCAGCGCGATATCGGTTAGCCGAGACTCCTCGAACAGCAGAACGGTGCGCAATCCCGCGCTGAGCGCTGATGTATGATCAACGACAAGCTGATGCGTTGGCCCAGGCTTGCCGACCTGCGGCGCGCGCGAGAACGGCGTATTGGCCACAACTAGGTTGCGGCCTCGGTGTAGACCGCCATCCGCACGTAACTTCCCGTGGGGATAGAAACCCCGGTGCGGTTGCGGACCATCGCCTTATAGGTTCCTGGCGGCAGCACGGTTTGCGGCATGCCACTGCGTGGAATGATCGATGAACCCTGGCGAACCGGAATACTCACGTCCGCATCACGTGATGGCAATGCGCTTGCTGAGCCGTCCTCATACGAGAGTCCGCCGTCGATGGACCGGAGGAACCATATGTCGATCGCCGCGTTGGTCGCGGGCGACATCGCCGCCCCAGCGGCGAACTCGATGTCGCAATACATCCGCCCTTGGTCGTTAAAGATGGCGGCGCTGGTGATACTCATACCACCCGAAGCCAAGCCGCTTATTTCTGTGCTGAGCAGCACAACGGGTAGGTCGTATGGTTTCCAACTGACGATCGCCATTTTACGACACCTGCCCGCTGAGAATGACGATGGTCTCGGATGCAACGCTGATCGTTGCCAGACTTGGCTGCGTTGATATCGTCGGGGTGTTGGGCGACGATTTGCCGATCTCCCAGCGGGTGATCGTGCCGCTTGGGGTTCCGCCAAGCAGGCTGAGACTGACCGTCTTGTTCGATGAAGTGTCGTAGTTGATCAGTTGAATGGCGAACGTGGTGGTGGTTGGTTTCACCGCCAGGATTTTCATATTGGCGATCGTCGTCGACGTCCGATATTCGGTGCCGAATAACGTCTGTCCGGCTTTGCCCAGATAATACCCCTGAGGGTCGATGGTCGATGGGTTACCGCCCGGCGAGACATCGCGATTTGCGACGGCGCCATAGTTCTGATCGTAGATAATATCCCACAGTCCCGCGCCTTCGAACCTTGATCCTAATATGGCGAATGAATTATGCAGTTCTAATGCGATGTAGATCGCGCCGACGTAGGTTCCTTGCAGGGTTTCGCGTCCCGGCGTGCCGTCCATATTATATTCGTTCATATAGATCGGGCATCCCGCCAAGCCGTTGGCGTCCAGCAAGTCCCTGACCGTGGTGTCTATCCCGTTGGCTTTGGCATATTTATCGGCAAGCGTCGGTTCACTTTGATCAACGTTGTAGCTATGCGCCACATAGAACCCGAGCCGCTTTGCGCCATTGACCACCTGGTTAGCGCCACCATTGATCCATTGTAGGTCATTGTATTGGCTAAAGTATGAAGTGTTGGGACCACCTACCTTGTACGCGGGATTGACCAGGTGGAGTTGGTCCGCGATGGCGTTAAAATACGACGAGTAGGTACTCACGCTCTGTCCGCCAGCCGGTTCGTTGCCGACCTCCCAGTAGAATATCTCGTGCCCCGCCTGCTTTTGACCGTTGGCAAAGGTGAAAGCCCAGGATGCGGCTTGGCTGGCCGATGCGCCCGGCCATGGCCACCCGATGCCAACCACGAACCGGTAGGCCGGGTCCATGAACTTGGTGTGATTATTCCACCAGTTGTTCATGTTGCTGGTTTGGCCATTCGCAGAGTATTCTTGATACAGGCCTTGATCGGCATTCACGCGCAGAAGCGTTGGTCTGATCTGAGCCATTGTGTTCTGTTCTGTCGTGCGCGCTGCGACATCGAAGTGCGTGCTCGGCGGCCCGCCAGGCTGCGGGAATACGTCGCCCAACGCGCCCGTTGAGAATCCCCAGATATACTTGCTCATCACCTGTCCGGTCGGGTCCGACAGATTGACGGTGGTATTGCCCGATGCTGCGGCGGCAATGGTGAACGGCCGCACAAATGGCGAACCAGTCGCGCCAGACATCGTGGCGGTCAGGTTGATGGGGTATGATCCCTGCGACAGCGGTATCTTATTCTGTAGAGCAGACAGCGCGCCGATCTGAAAGCGCGCTACGTCGTCAACCGCGAGTGAGCCACTGAAGCTGCCGCCGGTCGCCTGCACCGCGATGGTGCCGATAGGAGTGCCGGCCGAAGCGCCAGCAAGAATGCTGGTGCCGGATAGTGTCATGCCAGTCAACGTCACCGATCCCGCGGCAACGACTGCGAAAGTATTCGATGTCACAGTGATCGCCGTGGCACCCGCATCGCGCACGCCAACGGTGAATGAAGCAGACGCTGATCCTATCGACGGATGAACAAACGAGAACGCGGTAGCGGTTACCAGCGCTCCACCAGGGAAGGCTACATATGCTCCTGCATTGTCGCGATATTGCAGGGATGGCGCGGTGACATAGGCACCCAGCGTGCCGGTTACGGTGAACGATTGCCCGACCGTTTGCTGGGGAATGGTGCTGATAGATATCGTCTTCGTCGCTGGTTGTGGCGGCGCGCAGTCAACCCACGTCGTGCCATTCCACTGCCACCAGCCTGGCGTGTAGCCGAGTGAATTCTGCGTCGGTGAAGACTGGTAAACGAAGTGCCCCGCGTAATACATGCGGTTCACGCCGGACGAAAAACCCGCGCCAGATGTAGAGCCGTTCTTGGTGACTTGGCCACCAGTGAAGGTCCATTGGTCGAGCGTCGCTCCCGCGGGTTGGCCAGGCGTTTGGCTGGCGTAGATAATGGTGCCAGCGACCGTGATATCTGTGCCGTCCGTCGACTCTGTCGGCGTCAGCGGTGACGGCGTGTCGACCCACCCAGTGCCGCTCCACGACCACCAACCAGGGGCACCGTATATACTTGGATTACTGGCCTCCTGATAAACAATATGGTTGTGATATAGCAACTCAAGCAACGCAGAGGTGCCTGTATCGGCAATATCGTTGCGAACAACCTGCGCGCTCACGTTGATTTCGAACTTGTCCAGCGTTCCGAACGCCGGTTGCCCAGGACTAGTCGATGCATAGATGACGGGACCAACGGTGTTGACTATTGTGCCTTCCGCTGACTCCGTCGCACCGAATGGCGCGGTGGTGGCATTCCAAACCGTGGTCCAATAATACCACTGGTCCGAGAAGTTGACGTGGTAGACATAATGATTGTGATAGACCACCTGCCGAACATTGGCCGTAAAATCAACCGCTGCAGTTGACCCGTTCCTGGCAACTTTAGCGTCGATTGTCAGCGTCCACTGATCCAGCGTCGCACCTGCCGTTTGCCCCGGAATCTGCGACGCATAGATAATCGGGCCAGGACTGCTGATGGTCAGTCCATCGGCCGACTCACCGGCGACAATGCGCGGGTCATTGCCCGTTATCCAGGACATGCCGTTCCAATACTGGAAGACGCCGCTGGCGTTCTGGGCCCACACCAGATGATCGTGGTAGAATAATGTGATGACGTTCGAAAGATCGGTTTGGCCCGCGTGGTTGACCTGCAAGCCGAACGGCGGATTTGACACCAATGTGTAGGATACCCCCGCTGCATCGTAGATCGCGCCTGCGGGCGACGATAGCGTGGTGTCCTGGGCGCTCTCTGTCGGAACGATTGATCCAAGCGGGGAAATGACAAACAGATGCACCGAGGCGGTGAGCGAGAATGTGAGCGATGTGATGTTGGTCTGCGTGGTAACCGGCGTTTCCGCCGTGGTCGGATCAGTCGTTAGATCGTAGTGCACCACACGCGCCATCGACCGCGCGAAGGCGATAGTAACCGTCGTGGCGGAACCAAGAATTGGTCGTTGTTCGTTCCAGACAAATAAATAAAACGTGCCGCCGGAATTCTGGAACAGCCTGTGATGGCCGCCCGTCCATGGCGTGGCGTTTGAGCCTGCCGCAGGAAGCCCGCTGATGGAGTAGTCAAGCCGCGACGTGGTGAAACTGCGCTTCGACGCCCCGGTATCACCCGTCAGCGCATACATCGCACGTATGGTTCGCGCAGGTAAACGCGGCGTGTCAGAGCCGGCGTTAGGGAACAATCCAACCCGCGTCCAGGGACTTTCACCCGAGCGACCGATATCGAACAGCGATTTCCAGAACCACGCGACAAAACCCAACCGGTGCGCGTGCAGCATCATCAGCGCGGCGTAGAACGCACCGAATGAATCATCGATTGCGTGGCTCGGTGAGTCGGTGTTGCCAGATGTCGGATGCCACTCGCCGACAATCAGTGGCTTGCCATAGTAATTGCTCAGTCCCACCGCGACGTCGTCGGAATTTCCGCCTCGCCCAGCACTGTCGTCATAGCCGGGATTGAGCGCGGGGAAATAACGGATCGATGCAAGCGTGGTCGACGCCAGCAGCGCGGTTTTCTGCCCCGCGGTAAGATAGCCGGTAATCGCCGACGCGCCTTCCGGTGGTAGCGTGGCATAGGTGAACGATGGGCCGACCGCAGTAACTGGATACGTCAACGACTGTGTTGCCGTGCAGCCGGTGTAGATGGCCTGCTGAACGGTGATGCAATTCGCCGCAGTAACCGAACCGTCGTTCGGCGTGTTCAAGCCCTCGGCCCAGCTCAACCACCCCGTGCCATTGGCCGACGACGTCGCCATGCCAACCAGCGTTGCCGCATCAGAGGTCCCTGCCCCGCGTAACAGCGATACGGAAAACTTTGCCCCAAGCGCGGCCGCGACGGTTGGGCACCACGTTAACTGACCGGACCCGAGGTCCGTGTCGGCGCCCGCGACATGATACTCCCGGATGTTGCAGATCATTCCAGAGTTCGCGGTTAGCCACGTCAGAGCCTGAATAACCGAGGCGGTGGTATAGTCCGACGTGCCGGCGCCCCACGGATTGACGGTTATGCTGGACTGCGAGTACGTCACAACGCCGAAGCGTTCGAGCATGTCCGCGATGCGATAGGCCTGCGTGCCATTGGCATCGCCGTTCATCACCGGCCCGCTGGTATCGTCGACCGAGCCCTCGCCGTAGATCGCAATGCGCAGCGTCGACCCAGTCGGGACCGTAATCCCCATCTGGTTGCGCAACGCTACCTTGAACGTACCAGGCGGCAGCATCAGCCCAGGCATGCCAGCGTGCGGCGTGATACTGGTGCCAGACGGTATGGGGATGGTGATGTCCGCAGCCCTGGCCGGCGCTGCGGTGGACGATCCGTCCTCAAATGTCAGCCCACCATCCAGCGAGCGCAGCACCCAGACTTCGACGAACGAATCAGCAGGCGGCGAGCATGAGGCCCCGGCAATAAACTCGACGTCCGCCCAGACGGCACCGCGTGAATTGGCGAACGCGGCACTGACCGCCAATACGTCGCCAGCTGACGGGGGCAAACCCGCCATTTCGGTCGTCAAAACAACAATGGGCGCGGTTAAATATGTCCCGCTTCCGGACCAGCCGTATTCCATTGCGGACTTTCCTTATGCGGCCAGTCGGGCGGGCATCGCCGAACCGGACGCGAGTTGGGCGCGAATGCCCGCCAGTTCGGCCTTGAGTTCCGCAAGCGCGGTCGTCAGAGCGGTAGTCTGGGTCCGGGTCTCCAGTGCAAAAACTGAGGCAGTTAAAGTATCCGGGTTAACCTCACCAATCCTGGCAAGCGTATCCGTAACCTGCTTGAATACATTCGCGTATCCCTGGCCCGAACCGTAGAGACTCCTCGCCGCCTGGAGGTACGTATCGGAACGCGATGTAACTTGCGCCAGCGAGTTCGCGTCCCCCGCTACGGCGGCGCCGGAAACAGCCTGGAAGTCGCGCTGCGCCTGGGCGAACATAGCCTGCGGCGAAAGCGGTGACTGCTGGGAGTATTGCAGTCCGTGCGCATAATCTCGGATCGACGTGATAAGCTGTGCGCCGGTTCCGCGCGCCTGCTCCATTTGCGCTTCTCGCTGCTCCTTGGCCTGCTGCTCCTGCTGTAGGATCGCCGCGTTCGCTTGCTTGATTATTGCCAAACGCTCCAGCCCTAGCGTCCTTTCTAGACTGGCGATCTGGTCGGCGTTACGCTGCTGATCCTCTAAGGTCGTTGGCTCGCCAAACGTATCAAGAAGCTGCTTCAGTTTCGTTGCCCGTTCATCGGCCTGGGATGCATCGAGCGCCTGGATCGTGTAGTTGAACTGGTCCTGAGCGTTGCCTGACAGCGACGCCTGAGCTTGCGCGGCGCGGAGCGCGTAATTTACGTTATCTTTGCGAATAGCGGCATATGCCTGCTCTGTTGCATCTGCGAGCGCTTTGTCGCGTGCCTTGTTCAGGATATCTTCAGCATACCCCAGCTCTTGGGCGGTTTTGATAGCGGGATCGAATTGGTCGTGGATATTCTGGATGGCGGCGCCTAGGTTCCCAGTCGAGTTGGCCATCTTCTCTAGGGCCGGAACGGTCTGCTCGACAAATGTGCGAACCTTGTTGACCGACTGTCCAAGGTCGTTGAAGGACTCAAACACCTTCGTGTTGATATAGCGGTTCAGAACATCAGTAGTTTTCTCTGGGACGACATTCGTATCAGCGCCGAACCGCAGCCGGGTGAATGCATCGGTGACGTTCTGTCCGGCAAATCCCTGGGGGTTCTTCGCTGTGCCGAAGAAACCAAGGCCGCTCGCGTCGCCAGCTGGTGGCGCGCTGCCGACACCAATGATCTTAACGCCAAGCGCTGCTTGCTGCTGGTTGAATTGCTTCGTCTGATTCTGGATGTCCGCATAGTTGGATGCGGTGATCTGGTTGCCTTGCAGGGTCGGGCTGACATTCAACTTGCCACTAGCGTCAACGCCGACAAACGTGGCCGCGTATGGACTGGCCGGCTTCGGACCAATAAGCCCGCCAGCAGCACCTCCGATAAGGCCCCCCACAAGCGCCCCGACTGGACCGAAGATGGCGCCGATGCCAGCACCGATCGCCGCGCCGATCATCGGCGCCGGGCCTGTCTTGCCTACGGCGCTCTGGACAATGTTGCCTGCTCCCGCGCCGAGCCCAAAGCCGCCGATAAAACTTCCAGCTGTGGCCCCGAGGCCTGCGCCGCCAAACAACCCTGTAGCCGCTGGCGTATTGCTGGGGAGGATGCCGGATCCCGGGCCGAAGTTGCCCGCGTTAATGTCGGAAGATGATGCCCCAAGAGGATTAGCGAATTCGGCGTTGTAGGCGTTCAGCCTGGCTTCTTGCTGCGAGGTGCCGAATATTCCCTGCCCGAAGAACCCTATCTGACCGCTGCTGATTGAAGATTGCCCTATGGAGTTAAATACGGAGGTTATGGTCGGCAGCGTTTGCCCGCCCTCCCCTCCGAACAGTATGTTCCGCAGCGGATTGATCGCTGCGAGCTTAATGAACTCCTGAATGATGCTGGCGGCAATGCTCTTCATCACGTTGAGGAAGTTGACGGCCGATCCTTCCCCCTGGATGAATGCCTGGGCAATGCTGTTGCCAATATTGTCGAACGCACTGCCGATAGCGCCAGATATTTCGTCGAAGTCTCTCGTGCGCGCCCTGAGGTTTGACTCCATCTTAGCGACTGCGTCGCGTTGGTTTAGAACGGACTGCGCCAGCGCGGTATCCCCAAGCGCCAGAGATGCTGCATAATCCCTACGGACCGCTTGTTCGTCCCTCAAATGCTGGATGGCCAGCGCACGAGTATCATTGTCCTTGCCGAGTGTTTCGTCTTCCAGTCGGATCAGCGATATCTGATCGCCTAACTGATTTAGTTCCTGGCCGGCCTTGAGTCTTTCCTGCGCTGCGGCAGATTCCAGTATCTTCTGGGTCCGCTCAGCCTCAGCCTTAGCGGTATCGTGCGTCGAGCTGGCCAGGGTGTCGAGCACCTGCTTGTGCGCAGTGGCATTGGCCGTCGCCAGCGCCGCAGCAGCAGCGCCGTCCGTCCAGGCGGCCGCCTGCTTATTGGTAGCCTCGATATTGATATTTAGCTCGTCGGTCTGCGCTGCGAAGGCTGCGGTTTGGCGTTCTGTCAGAGCTGCGACTTGGGCCTCTTCCTGCGCCGCGCTGGGGCCATTCCCCGTCTGTCGAGCACGAGCGGCTGCATTACGGATCGCGATAAGGTCCTGGTTTGCCTTCCCGACCTCGCGAGTGACCTTGGTCTCGTCCTGAAGTGCCTCGGTGTCCTTCAGGAGTGGGTTGAGGAGATGGTTATAATTATCCGTCGCGTGCTGCAGGGCTTGGTTTAGAATTTCGACGGATTTGCCGCTTGTTATGCCGTCTTCTCTTAGTTGCTTTAAGCCGGCGGAATAGCGCTGAACGGCGTCAGCGGCGTTTTCTATGCCTTCTCTGTTTATGCCGGATCCTCTGGCATCCTTGACTAGTGCGTCAATGTCTATGCGCTGATTAGCACCACCCGTCCTATCCGAACCGCCGCCTGATATATCGATGATTGAGCGCGGACTGACCTGGATGTCGCCAACGCTCTTGCCAGTGACGCCCCTGACATAATTCTTGGTCTCCTGCGGAACATCCCCCAGCGTTTTGGTGCCGGCCAAGAACGCCTTGGCATTGCCCGGCCCCCAATTGTAGGCCATAGCCACCAGCGCTGGATCACCACCGAACGCCGGATCCTTTATAAGCTGAGCAATGTAATCCAGACCGCCTTCGATATTCTGCTGGGCGTCCGCTGGATTTTTGTGAAGATCAGACGCCGTTCCAGGCATTAGCTGGAAAATGCCTTGAGCGCCGGCCGAGGAGGTCGTCACGCCTCCGAAGCGGTTGAATTGTTGGAACCCGCTTTCTTGCCTGGCTATCGACAATGCCAGGTCGGTGTTCTCAGCCGTAAAGTTGCGTTGATCCGCGGCGTCGCGGATCTGCCGCTGATAATCGCTCGCCGATGGCGTGAACAGGCTGGAGAGCGGATTGCTCGGCAGAAAGTTCGTCGTCGGCAGGCTGTTGCGCAAGGTCTCTCCGAGGCTCGGGAAACCCTTTGGGATCGGCAGTCTATTGTACAGATCTATGATCTGCTGGTAGATCTGCTTGATACTCTCGAAGAGCTGCTTGATGCTCTCGATGTACCCGGTCAGCGTCTTTATGCCGTCTGCCAGCTTATCGATCACGAATGTGCCGACTGTCTCGCTGAGGCCTTTTACGGAATCTCCCAGGTTGGTGAAGGATTTCCCCAGCGCCTCCAAGGCCTCCTGCAATGGTGTCTTGAACTTGCCAGCCGTCTTGTCGGCCTCGCCCTGGAGCAGGGCCAGCACGCGCCCGAAAGCGGTGCCCTTCTCTCCGCTGTTCTGCATCCTTTCAATGGTTCTGGCCAATTCCTGATTGAAGCCAGGGAAGTGTTTGGTGGCCAGATCCTCCGCGACTTTAGCTGGGTTCTCTAATGCGTCGGATAGGAGTTTCGCTCCCTCTCCGGCCTTTCCCAAACGCTGGTCCAGCTCAACTGCGACTGTGCCAACGCGCTGCAATTGCTGGGCTGTGCCAGCCCAATTGGCCGAAGCCGCTATCGCTGTCGTTGTTGCCCGGGCATCTGATACGCTGGCGCTGGTCGTCCGTGCGATGGCCTTTGCCGCCATCTCGGCATCTGCGCCAAGCTGCGCGTAGCTCTCATGCGTAAGAGAAATCGTGCGTTGGGATTCGAGGAGCGCTCGGTTGTGCTTTTCGGTCACCAGCGCAAATGCGCCAAGTGCTGCGACCAAAGAGCCGCCAATAATCGTCGTTAGGCCAGTTGCCGAGGCGGCCCACCCGGCGATTGCTATGCCGATCTTCTTGAAGCTAACGTCGGTCATAGCAGCGATCTGCAGGATCTGACCACCTTGCTGCAGGATAACCTGGATTGGGTTCTGCCCACTGGCGAGCTGTTGCACCACGTCGATCCACTGCGTGGACATAAACCTTATGCCCTGCGCGGCATTTTTCGTCAGTGGGTCGACTTTATTGATGCTGGTCAGGAACTGGTCATGCTGCCTGGTCAGCTGGGCTACGCGTTGTTCCGCCGCTGGCAGGAGTTCTGTGTATTTCTGCTGGCTCGGCCCGGCGGCGGCAATCTGCACATTCAGGTCTGCCAACTCTGCTTTCGCGCGTTCCAGCGCAGCGCCTAGCGGATCAAGCGAACTTTGGAGCGATCGGAATTTCTGTTGGCTCGCCTCCAGGGCTGACTCAATATTGCGCATTGGCTGATTGGCGTCTGAAAACGCCTTGGTAACGCGCTCCTGAGCGATAGCAGATTGCTCCGCTGTTATGGCGCCGGATCTTTCGTCTGCTTGAATGCCAGTAATGGTGTCGGAATATTCCTTCGAGACCTTGATCAGAGAATCATATTTGCCTCGTGTCTCTAGAATCGCGTCGCCCAATGCCTTCATGTCGGCGGCACGCGCTGTGGTGTTCTCGCTGCTCGGTAATTGGATGCCTATAGACTGATTGATCGACTGCTGGTATTGCGCCGCCCGCACTGCGGCCACCGCAGGTTGTTCTGCCGACGAGAGATACTTCGAATAGATGGTTTGTTGTTCTGGCGCAGCCTTGCCGATCGAGGCGTTCGCCTGGTCAAGAGAGACCCGAAAACCATCCAGCTTTCGTTGGGCCTGTTCGACGTTGCCTGCCGCAATGAGCAGCAGCCGTCCATACTGCTCGACGTCACCGCGCCCTTCCCCTATCAGCCTATTCAGCTGCTCTTGCCGGTTAAGCGCCCGCGTGAGTGCAACCTGATAGGGATCGAGCGAGGTCGCTATTCGGCGCCACTCGGCGTCGGAAACGCTGGCCTGTTTGTTGGTCTTGTCGACCGCGTCCGCCAAGGCAATCTGCGCTTGGCGCAGCTTGTCAGACGAACTAGCAGCCGCGTCCAACGTAGCGGTTATCTGACTGCTGCCACTCGATCGGCTGATTGACTCAGACGCTTGGGCGTTGGCTTGCGCGACGCCCGATAGCGAAGTCTTCGCCTTATCCGCCGCAACGACAATGTTGCCGAGTGAGGCTTCGGTTTCCTGGCCGGTGGACGCTCGTGCCAGCGATTCAAACGTCGACGCATTGGCCGCGTTGAGCGTAACCAGCGATTCCGCCGCCTTACCTGCGGCTATGGTGATGCCGCCAAGTGAGGCCTCGGCCTGCTGCTCCGAGCCTGAGCGGCCGAGCGATTGAAATGTCGTAGCGCTTTCTTGGCGAACGGTCGTCAGTGCATCCGCCGCCTTGACGGAAGCGTTGGCCACGCTACCCAGTGCTGCCTCGGCTTGAGTGCCAGTTGCTGGCCGATTGATCGTCTCCAGCGTTGCGACGAAGGTCTCGCCAGTTGCGGCCACTGCGGCAGAGGCCTTATTGGCGGCCTCCGCCACGCCCTCCAGCGATGCCTCAAACCGCCCACCGGTGTTGGCTTGATTGATCGCCTCGAACGCTGAGCCGCTTGCTTGGCCGACCCCTACGAGTTCCTTCTTCGTGTCAGCGGCGGCGCTCGCCACCGCGCCGAGGGTGACGGTCGCCTGCCCGGCGCCAATGCGCCCAATCGTTTCGATAGTTTCTGTGCCGGCGCTGCGTAATTCGGCCAAAGCGCCGGTTGTATGCGTTGCCGCCGTCGCCACACCGGACAGATTAGCCTCTGCCTGCGCCCCGGCGCCTGAGTGGGCAATTGAACCAAATGCTTCTGCGCCCGCCTCTTGCACGGTTGAGAGCGAGATAGTGGCCTTATCTGCCGCCGCCGCGACATTGCCCAGCACGGTTTGCGCCTGGGTACCGGCTGAGACGCGCGTAAACGTCTCATTGGTCGCTTCACCAACGCGTTGCACGATCGTCAGCGACCCGGTGGCCTTGGTGGCGGCGTTAGCAACCTCATTCAAGCCGGCCGCCGCCGTTCCGGTATTCGCGCGGTTAATCGACTGAAACGCGCTGGGAGCGGCCTCGCCCACCGCAAAGAGAGAATCCCGCGCCTGATCGGCGGCCTCTGCCACCCCACCCAGCGAGCCAATGACCTGACTGCCAGCGCCAGGGCGATCAATCACCTCAAAGACGCTGACGCTCGCCTGACCCATCGTCGTGAGAGAGGTCTTCGCTTTGTCGGCGCCCGCGGCGACCGCGACTAAAGTGCTCTCGAATTGGCCGCCAGAACCGGGTTGCGTGACCGACTGGGTGGCCGCCGCATTGGCCTGGCGAAATTCGTCAACCGCCGAGGCTGCCTTGCCCGCAGCAATCTCGATGTTTCCGTATGATGTCTCGGTCTGCGCACCTCCAGCTAGTCCGCGATTGATCGAATCGGCGGATGCGACATCCGCTCTGCGGTACGTATCAAGCGCGGTGGCGGCCCTGCGCGCCGAAGCGTCAATGCCTGCAAATGTCGCCTCGGTCGGACTCGTCCCGCTGGACGTGCGGCCGAGCACATTGCCCGCCTCGCTCGCCTCCTGACGGAAGGTGATGAGCGACCCTTTGGCCTGTTCAGCGGCGGCAGCGATATTGCCCAGTTCTTCAGTCGGCGCGCCCGCACTGACGGCGCGGGTGATCACATCACCAAGGCCCGAGATGGCCTGACGGAGGGTATCCGCCGCGCCCGCCGCCTTGGCCGCAGCGCTCCCGAGGGCATTATACCCGGCTTCGACCGGGCCAGAGACCGACGCGCGCGCCATCGCTTGGGTCGCGCCCATATAGGCTTGGCTATACGTATCAAGTGCGACGGTGGTCTGATCGAGCGCGGCCCCGATGGTGGTTAATGCAGCTTGGATCGGACCCGCGTCGGGTGGTCTGACCTCTACATCGAATTCGATGTTGTGGATTTCGTCGATTGTGGCCACGTCAGTTGCGCACCATCGTTCGACGTTCGATTACGACCGCCGGATAAAGAATTGGCCCGCGCGGCGACCGCTGGCGAATGTAAGGCGCACGGAACTTGCCGCGGGCGAATGCCGGCATGCTGATGAACCGCCGCCGCACGTTGAGTCCCTGGAACCGGGTGCGGACGAGATCAGCGACGGTCAGTGTGACGATATATTGTGGATGACCCCCTTTGATCCGGCGACGGGTACGTGAGGTAAAGTGCCCGCCCTTTACCCCGAACTCCTGTTCGAGTCGTCTGGCGTATGGCGCGTAGTTTGCCACCACGACCTGCTCTGCTGAGGGCGGGATGCGTGTCACATCTTGTTCCCAGACCACGCCATCGACGATGGCAATCCACGCCCGCGAATAAGCGCCCGACAGACGCGGTGACATGCGCTCTGCCTCACGCAATGCAAGCGCGGCCGCGGCCGCCAGACTATCGCCGCCGACGCTGCGATACAGGATGACACCAGAACGCTTGGTCTCAAGATCGAGTTTGATTGAGGTTTCCGCAGCCCCAACCCGACCGTCGACAATGCGCTCGTAAATCGACGATGCGTGGCCTTGTTCGACCATCGCGTCGTGCAAGTTCTTAACCGTGCGGCCGGCGATCTGCGACAGCATGCGCGGCGAGATCGCGCCTCGCAGCGCGACCCGATATCGATCAAGCAGAACGCGGGCAAAATCGGCCAAATTACCCTCTCTTCTGCTGAATTTCTGTTTCTCTCGACTGCCGCTCGGCGAACCACTGTCGATAGGTCTCGTCCATGCGGCGAATGCAGATGTCGAGCATTCTGAATTGGCTGCGGGTCATGTCATGATCCTCTGCCCACAGCTTGATTTGCCACCAGGGGATATTGCCTGGAACCGGAGGTCCCATGCCGCCGCCGATAAACGGACGATCGGGCGATAGCCGATGCCAGGCTCGCCAGATCCACATCCATCGCGGATGCACATCGGCCTTCGGTGGCAGGTCTTTCTCTGGGATTATGCCTTCGAATTGTTTTCGAGTGGCGCCCCATTGAAGCTCGACTTCGAGAGCTTCAGCAAGTTTCCCAACGCGCCCTCCATCTGCTTGGCGGTGGTGGTGGAAATGCGACGCGCCGCCTGCCACGCAGCCGATGACAGCTGCTCATAGCCCTGCTGGTACATCATACGATGGAACTGCTGGACGGTAACAGTCTTGCCCTCATCGTCCTCCAGATTACGCACGTCGCGGATCAGGTAGCGCTCCAGCAACTGCGCATTGATGTGGCGTTGTTCGGCGTTGGGAAGTCGGGTGCGATCCACGCCAAGCCGATCGGCGGCGGACCATTCCAACTCAGAGCGGGCATCGAGCATTTCGTCGGTAAAGCCGCAGGACAGGATTTCCAGATCGCCGTATTTCGCTGGATCAATTCGCACCCACATCCCCTCGCTCATTGCCTTGGGATCGGTGATGAATTCAGACACCTTAACCATAAAGTTCTCCTGCACAGTTGGAGACAAGGAAAAGGCGCGGGCGGCGAGGCACTGTGCTGCCTGCCACCCGCGCCAAGGCGGTTCACTAAGGACTAGCGCCCCGCCAAGGTCCAAAGGGCCCGACGCAGCCACGTCGGGCCGAGCGGACCGTCCGATTGTTACGAAGCGGCTAGGCGGTCGATGACGAAGGTGCCGAGGGTGGTCGGGCCTGCTTCAATGGTGTAATCCACCGACACCGCCTGTCCGGGACCGCCGACCGCGATGCTCCCATTCAGCTTCGCATCCAAAAAAGTGAATGCGTAAGCGTAACCAGCATAGTCCTTCACGATGAAGGAGAGCTGTCCGGATGTCTCGTTGATGACGTTGTTGTAAAGTGTGAAGTCGACGAAGTACGCTCTGAGCGTGCCGCTTGCAGTAAACGTTCCACCTAAGCATCCGACGGCGCTGCTGGAGCCCATCTGGTATTCGGGCGCGGAGCCTGCGTTCTCAAGCGTGATGGCGAAACTCTCGACGCCAGTTCCGAGCACCGCGCCATTGAAGTAGCACCCGACGAAGCCGCCGATTGGATCAACCACGCGTCCCGTTGGGGCCGCGGTTGCCGTGCTATCGCTCGCGGTCGTGGTTGCCGTCTGGCCGGTTTTCGCCACCAAATCTACGGTCCCCGTCATGAACGCTCCAAGCCCGCCGGTCAGCGTTGCCCGCGATGCATAGGCACCAGGATACTGCATGTAGACCGCGCCAGAGGAGAACTGCTGCTCGACAAAGTAGGATTTAAACGTCGAGCCGTTCTTGATCGTGCACGAGCGAACCTTAGCAGCCGCGCCCGACGGGGTTTCCGTTACCGCGGTCGCCAAGTTTGGTCCATTGAGCGAAATGCTATCAGGGGAGTCTGTGCCGCCCGTGTTGGTGAACCAAAAGGTGTTGTTCGCCGTGTTGGTAAATCCGAGCAACCGGATCCACGAGTGTGAAGCAATAGAGGCGAACTTGCCTGGCGTCGTGCTGCTGAGTGTAACCGCGCCCGACGATGCAGTCAGCGTGATGTCACCGCTGCTTCCGGTGATGGCAAGCGTAGAACCCCAGTCGTTCTGCAGCACATTTGCGAACACCAACTCATCGAACGTGTTCGCCGAGAAGCTGTAGTTGATCGTCCCGCCCGCCGTCACCTGCGTGGTGACGGAAATCGCCGCCTCGCGCGTTGAGGTGATTTCGTTCGGACGCTGGGTGGTGCGCGTCGGAGATAGCGTACTGCTATTGTAGCGGATTAATTGCAGAGCGCCGGATGGCTCAGTGCCCCACGCACTCTCGAATATATAGGCGATCGCACTGGAATTGCTCTCAAGCGCTGCGGTTGTTCTCGTCGTGGCTGTCACGGCAAAATTCCTTTCACATTGTAGGAAGATGCCGGAACCGTTAGGCGCCGCCGGCTCGCGTTTCAGTCAAAGAAAAGGCCCCTTGCGGGGCCCGTTGGTGGAGTTACTCAGTCATCCGATTTCTGCGCCGACACCGCCAATCCTGGCAGAAGCGAATTGTGTCGGCACAAGTCGGTCGTCGAAGTCATAGCGAACGATAAGCGATAGGCGTCGCCATAGACCGTCGTCTGCGCTCATTGGATCGAACGCATGATCGCGCCAATAAAGGCCAGGAGGCGTCGGCGTGTCGGCGCGAAACGCCACGCTGAACGCTTTGCGATACGCCAGCGCAGTATCAATGCCAGTGTTCAGCGACGCCATGACATGGATCCACACGCTGCCGCGCTCGACCCACGTGAGGTTGCCAAGCTCAATCGTCTCGCTCGCCTCGCCGCCGATGTCGGTGGATACCCACAATGCTGGTGGTGCTGGCGGGGAAAAATCCTCGTTCGGCAGATCAACGGAAAGATTGAGATCAGCCGCGGTCGCGACGATGATCGCCTTGGCGGCCTGCCACACCTCAGGAGACACGTCAGCCGCCCATGCAGTGCAGGATAAAAACTCGGTCCGATTCCATCATGAATACCTGCGCACGCCCTTGCACCACGGTCACTCTACCGTCGGCGTAAATGACTTGATCGCCGTGATGCGGGACATCAGTCCAGCCTGCCAAGTTCAATTGGCGGTCTGTCACCATGATGCGGTCTGCGGTTTGCTGCATCTCACCGACAACGATATTGTCGGCACCGATCATCACGGCGGCGGGGCACGGCACATCGGGCGATCCAGTGCGACGCATCGTGATGGCCTGCACGGGACCCGTTGGGCCCGTGATGATGCGAATGAAGCCTTCGGCGTTCATTTCATTTGAAACCTCTCTTAGACTACTGCGTCGCGATATGGCGCGAGCAGGTCCAGAACTTCAGATGGCATCAGCGTATCTGAACCCGGGACCGTTCCGACCCAATATTGCACAGCATAAACGCCAGGAACCTCTTCGCTGCGAATGCTTGGATCGCGCAGTCCTGACGTCTGGCGATAGCGCAGCGCCAAGAGACACGCGCGCTCCAAATCGTATGGCAATTCGCCCAAGAGTTGATATCCAGCTTGATATTGCACCACGACCTCGCCGGTCCAGCGCCCGAAGTTGCGATATAGCAGGCCTTTGTTGCTATCGAGGCGATAGTCGGTGGTGGCCAGCGCCGCGGAGGCGGCAGTGACGCTGTCGATGATCGCCACGGGATAGCGTTGCAGTGGCAGCGGGCCAAGATACCCGGCCCAATCGGTTTCGAATGTCTCACGCACCTTTTCGCGGCCGAGCACGCGATTGACGCGCGAGTTGATCGCCGACGAGGCCTCGTGAATCCATCGGGTGATCTTGGCATCCTGTGACGTGTCGCCCGACGCTATCCCCAGTTCTTCCTTTGCCGTCGCCAGCACCGTTAGGTCCTGGGTTAGGGCGACTTCGGTGATTTCGAGCGTCGAACTATACATTCATGCGAACCCGTCGGTGAATTCGTCGGCGAATTGGCGGTTTGCCGCAGGCATTGCCGCTGCGGAGAACGCGCCATTAAATCCGGTGGAGAATTGACGGCCCGTTGGCCCCGCCCCGCCTGTGCTGGCAACAAATGCCGCCATGCCGCGCAGGCGAACAAGAGCCAGCAGGCGTGAGCGGGGACGTGCCGCGGCAGAACCAAACCCGCCCAACTTCGCCGATGCCGTCATCTTTCGCTTGCGCCGCATGAATAGGTCGAGGAACCAATTAGGCATCAGGCAAACTCCCGAACGTTGGCTTGACCTGAGTATCGCCGTGCTGTTGACGTTGCCGCCTGGCCGTCTGTGCGGGCGGTTGCCACACCGGTTGCCGTCCGTGACGTTGCGACGCCGCCAGCACCTCGATCGTCGGCACCTTCGTCGGTCCGATGCCACGGCAATGCAGGCGGGATGACATGCGGATTGCCGAGCAGAGCGCCGCCGCCGAACAGTATGGTCCGCGTTGAGGACGGGACGAACGTCGTTTCCGCGCCGAGCGCGCCTGCACCAACCAGCGCGGCGTCTGAGGACAGCACCTGAACCGCTGAGCCGGTGGCTGTGCCATCTGCGGCGACCGTCGCCCCGCTGGACATTCGCTGCACAGGGGTTTCCGGCGACGTGCTGCTGGCATCGAGTTGTGCGCTGCCTGCTAGACGAACGGTAGCGGTGGCGACGAACGATCCTGCACCACCCAGAGTGGCGGCAGCCGCGTCCTGTACCTTTCCGGTTGCCGCGAATGTTCCGGCACCCGCTTCAGTCGCGGCGCCGAACAAAGCGTGAAAGCCGTCGCCGGTAAGCGTGCCAGCGCCCGACAGTGTTGCACGTGAAACATCCGCCTGGCTCAGGTTGTCGACGGCCAAAGAGGCGGCACCGCCCAGTGTGGCTGACGCGACATCGGCGCCTGACGTATCGACAGATGCCCCGCCAGCACCAGCGAAGGTGGCAGAGGCGTAGACGACCCGCCCACCCGCGGCAGTAAGCGTTCCGTTGCCGGGCAGCAGTGCGGTGGCGAGCAGTCGCGCCGTTTCGCTCGGCTGCAATGTTCCGCTGGCGGCCAACGTCGCCGTGACGGCTAGGCGCTCGATCGCCTGCGCAGCAAATGCGCCAGCACCAGTTAGGGTGGCGCTGTCAGGTAAGTAAGAACTGCCGACCGCAGCGAATGACGCCGCACCATCCTGCGTGCTGGTGGCTATTGCTCGCTCTACTGGCGTTGCCGACAGCGCGCCAGCGCCGCTTAGGGTGACCGTTCCGAGGTCGCGCGCAACAGGGGAACCGACCAAAACGCCATCGGTTGGGAGCGTAGCCGTAGCGGCGTCTACCGCTACCGGCGTGCCGATTAGCGATCCAGATCCAGTGAATGTGGCCGCGCCGTCAGCAGTTCCCGCTCTTGCCGCATCGGCCGCGAAGGATCCTATGCCAGCGAGCGCTGTCGATGCCAGCAGCCGTGCGACCGGGGAACCGGTAAGCACTGCGCTGCCGTCAATCTCTGTGGTGGTCGCCGCGCGAAGTGTCGGCGCGGCAACAATGCTCCCTGCGCCAGCCAATGTCGGCGCATCGAAAACGTATCGTTGGCCGTCTGGAGCGAGCGTTCCTGCACCGCTGAGTGTATCCGACGCGAGCAATGTGGCGACCGGCGATGTGGTTCCAGTGCCAACACCCGCAAGCGTCGCCGTTGCCGCGTCCGTGACTGTCGGCTGGGCGGATAGTTGGCCAGAACCGGCAAGATTTGCTGCGGCGAGGTCGCGCGCAACCTCAGTGGTGACGATAGAACCATC